TTATGTTTAAAGTCTTCAGGTAAATTTATGTTTTCTTTATGTAAACATCGTGTTTCTTTTGGTGTTTCAGGTATATGGTTTTTTATATACTCATGAGCTTCAACGCACGATTTAAACGTACCAACGTAATGTTCTGCAAGGCAACAACTATTATTACCAGCCTCATTACCTATTGCTACCATCAATATAAATTCAGCCATCATAACTTGCTCCTAGTAACTAATAATTCCTAATGGTGTTGTTTCAATAACAGTAAGTTCATTACCATATACAAATGTTTTACCTGTGTCGCTAGGTACTATCTCTAATCCTTGTGAACCGTTTTGATCTACAATTACCATAACTTCTTGTGCGTTGTCTACGATAGTCAATTGACCGTCATTGGGACTGTAATAATTTACCGATTCAGCTAACGCTATTGGTATATAAAACAACATAATTAACAATACTTTACTCATCATAACCTCCAATTTTATTTAAAAACCATTGCTGCAAACTTCTTTGCGTGCCATATTTTTCCTCCCAAGTTTGCTTACCAATGTGGTGTAAGCCTTCTTTGCCTTGGTGGTGATAGTGACATAGCGGCAATATATTATAGTGATCAGACCTAATTCCAATACCAGTGCGATCTCTGATGTGGTGGATGCATGCTGGAGGTAAGTCCTCGACTTCATGGACCTTTCGACAGACCACGCATCCAAACTCAGCGGCTTTACCAAGCCATATCTTTTCTTTTTTAGATGCCATGTAGACCTTTAAAACCTAAACCATCAGCAAAGCTAGTTATTTGCTTTATATAATCATTAAACTCTTTAACGGTTAGCTTTGATGTTGACGGCACAACAGTAACCTCTTCGTCCATAACCTCTATCTTGTGACTTAAATACTTGTACGCTAATAATCCGTGCATTTCTTCAGATGTATACCCAAGGTAATTACCAATCTCTGTAATCAAATCCCAATATAGTTTGTTTTGAGCTGTACTTCTATTACTTTTTTCTTTTATATTAACATAATACTCTTTGTTGTTATCAAGACTCATGCTACCAATCAGCGATATCAGGCTCTGCCTGCTGCTTTTGTTTAACTTGAATTCTGTCATCGTATCCCCTTGACTTAAATACTTGCCCCGTAGATGATGTTGCTTTATACTCTACATCACCAAATAAATCTTTTATTTCTTTTAAAAGTTCGTTTACTGTCATCGCGGTCTCTCCAAATACCTAAATGTTTTAGGGCAAAAGTAAAAACCCCAGTAAGTTTCAGCGCCATTGCCATGCCTTTGTTTATTTAGATAAACAGTACAATCAGGGTGATTTTTCCAATCATCTGGATCTTCACCCATCATAAGCGCTTTCTCTTTCTTTTTGTTTCTGTGAACTGAGATAGAATTGTCAGCTAAGTTTGTAATGTTTGCAGAGCCAGCAACGTCAAATTTTGATGGACTACCATCTTCATCAGCTGTTTTTCTGCTGTGTGCAACTAAAAATATATGTACCTGTAAGTCTCTAGCGGCAACAGCCAGTTTGTTTGCAAAATTCTTTTGGCCATTAAGATCGTCTTCATTAATTCCGCATTTCATTAGTGAGTCTATAACAAACATCTTAACATTTAATTTTTCTGCCGCATAGTATAACACTTCCAACACCTTGCTAACCGAAGTTTCGCCAGCAGCATCATAAAGGTATAGTTTATGCTCAATCTTAGATATAAAGTCATCTATGTAAGCCTTGGTTGGGTCAGGGTTGTTTGTTTGCATACACATTCTACCTAACGTTGCCTTTGGCAGCATCTCAAAAGAAGCTATAAGAGTCTTATGATTTTTCAACACGTGCAGCATAACATAACTAAGCCAAGCTGTTTTACCATGACCTGAATACCCACTTACTATAGTAAGTTCGCCTAAGCGTATCCTAAAATCATCTTTAGTTTTGTCAAATGGTAGCTCAATACCACCTTTAACATCATCGCTAAAGTACGACATTATTTCTTCTTGATACTCGGATGGTGATTTAATTTTTAAGTGCTCACCATTATCTCTTGTTGACATATAACCACTAACTTCTTTTTCGGTTATAACAACGTTATTTTGCGTAGCCATATGCTCTCCTTATATTAGCAACGGCAGTTAATAATCTTTTGTGGTCTTCATCTGACAGTGCTTTTCCTTTTTTGATGTCAGAAGAACTTAAACCAACTATCAAAACTTCGTCTTGTAACATTTTTAATATTGAGTATGGGTTAAAGCCAAGCTTAGGAGCATACTTATCAGGCTCCTTGCTTGGCATAATATCTTTCCAATTTAACCCGCTTGCGTCTAATATACTTTTAATACTGCAGCCAGCAAAGCAGTTCATTAGTATTCTGTCTCCATCGGAAGTTATACCTAATGAGTTAGACTTGTCTTTATGCGCTGGACATTTACAGCTATACTGGTTTGATCCAGTTTTTTTTACTCCATCAAAATGGTTAATGATTTCTTCTAAGTACATTATAGTTTGTCCTCTGGTATAGCGTGAATGGTTTTTCTTTTTTTACAAGCGCCGTATGCAGTTATATAATCAATGCCGCAATACCACTTGCCAGTAAAAACTTTTGCTTCACGCTTACACCCAACACAAACTCTTTTTTTCCTTAAATCGACAATCATAAGTAACTCCTAAGTTATTAACCGCTGTACTTATTAATATGTTTTGATCTAAGTTATTGATTATTAACTAGAAAGGTATATCTTCTGCTACTTGCTCGACAGTGGCTTGACTTTGAGACGGCAGCGGATCAGATACTTGGCCACTTAAATACTTGGTACCAGTTTTAGACTCGCGCATCCATGCAGCCATTCTCATCTCCTTACCATTTTCAAGCGTTACAGTTCCTGTGTAATCAGGTCTGTTTTCATTTCCTTGCTTGTCGTTGTTTTTAAACAAAGCAAATCTGTTTGTGTTGTCATATTGTTCAGCCATTTATATTCTCCAGTTTAATTATTAAATCTTCTATCTCTATATTAAACTGCCTTGCGGCAGCTTCCATTTCTGAGATCATTTTATCATCTCTAGCTACCTCAACTATTTTTAGTTGAAATCTTTCGGGATAATTTGGGTTGTAGCTACAAAAATAAGCCTTTTTAGAACCAGTGCAAGCAATCTGCCATTGAACTTGATGCTTGTAGTTGCTTGGCATATTATCAGCTAGCAAGTTGTTAAAATGTGTTGTTGGTGTTGGGCACTTTATTTCTAACACAGCGTCCTCTGATTTAATCATACCATCAGGTGATGCACCAGACATTGCTATGCTAGGGTGATCAATAAAGCCTACTTCATTAACATCGAACCCAGACTTAGCAATAAACAACTGTCTTGCTATTGGCTCTCGCTCTATACCATCACGCATAAACTGATTAATAAAAACTTCATTAGCAACCTTACCAGTTAAGCGCTCTATTGCCAACTCATGTCTATACTTAGTTTTATACGTACTCTCACTTGCTCTTGTTACTTTCATCATATTGCTAAAGCCTGATGCTGTAATTTTACCTAACCTTGCCGCATGCCACTCTGGAGTTCCTTGGTCCATAATTATAACTCCATGTCTTTTTGTTGTAGCTTAGCATTAGCAACTTCTTCATACGAGGCCATAGAAGTGTCTATGCCTATACCAAATATTCCAAGCGCTCTTCCGATTGCACTTGTCTCACAGTTCTCTATGTAACTTGTTTTGTTAATGAAGCTTGATCCGTTTTTTTCGTACGCGTGACCTGTTGCTAATAGCTGCCCATCATGTATTACCTGAGCCTTCATAATAACAACATCGTTTTCGTTAGAAACAATTTCAGTTAAAATGCTTCCAGTTGGATATTTTTTTCTAAACTCTATAACACGTTGATTTACGGTAATGTAGTCTTTACCTTGTATCTGAATCTTTTCCATACGTTGCTCCTAGTTATTAACTGTTGTATCTATTAATACGTTTTGATCTAAACTATTGATTTTGCTTAAGTAAATTAAAGTGCCGCTGATAAACATGCATGCTGCCAACGTTCCAGTATATATTACCTATCTCAAGTTCGTCATCAAAGGTAACGTCGTCCCAATATCTTCTTTCGTTTAATGTATCAAGCATACGCTTTTGAACATGTAGCTGCCACGCATAGTCATTGTTATACCCAAAAACCGCATCGTTCGATCGCATGTTAACAACAACTTCTAGTTGGCCATTTCTTATAAAGTACTGCACGTTGTTGGTACAAATAAAATCATTCATACCTTGCTGATTAAATTCATACTGCATTTGAGGTCTAGTATAAATCATTATAGCTCTTCTTGAGTAAGGATCATTGACAAGTTGGTTTACACATGATTCGAACTGATCACAATTTTCCTCACTATCCACAAGAAAACCATAGTTACTATTAATATAACCGTTTCCAGATGCAACCTGCTGCCATATGCTTGGAACATCACCAGGTATATCGTTTACATTTAATGATTGACTTTTGTACCACTCAAGCTCTCTAGCTATATATTCCTCGCTTGGCTCTCTTAGAATAAATGGTTTGTCAGCCAAAAACGTTGCGTTAATAATCTCAACTGTTGTAAAACCAGACTTATCAACCACAAAATCTTCGTTAAAATGTTTTTCTTTAAAGGCCAATGCAATTGATTCAGTTGTTAATGTATTCATTTTTGTCTCTTTGGTTTGTTAAAGATATCAAGCTCTGTGTTTTGTCCGTCCATTTTTCCACGCAAATAAGAAACTGCAAACGAAGCGTAGTTTATAATGTCCATGTACGTATCTTCTAAAGACTCAAAGTTTGGCTTGCTATTTGACTCTAGTAAAGATTGGGCCCTAATAACCTTACCAGCAATTACGTCGTGTATTGTATCAATGCCACGCCTGTAATGATCTGCCTGCTTTATACTAGATCCATAACTTTGGTAATCACTACCTTTTTTAATTTGTAAATCAGCTGCTTCGTATAGCACTTTGATAGAATGTCTACTCATTATTCAGCTCCTAATACGCTAGCAAAATCTGGCGCAATAAAGTTTGCAGGTTTTTTAACTCCAAGTTTATGACCTTCTGTTTCTAAACTTAACTCTTTAGACATGTTAGCAGCATGAACTTTGTCCCAACACTCGTTCCATTGGTCTTCATTTAAACCTAGCATGTTAGCTGTTCCAAGTGCTATATACACAACATCAATTAAAGCATCAACACAGCCATGTATGTCAGACATGTTGTTCGAGTATTGGAATTCGTTTACCTCCTCAATCATGTGCGCGTACCTAGACTTCATAACATCATCTGGTAGTAATGCTATGCCAGAAGATTTTTTAATCTTTAGTTTTTTTAAAAATTTGTCTGTATCTGTAAAGTTACTCATTACTTTCTCCTATTTTATAAAAGATGTTTCTCTTGCATATTTATCAGCATTTGACTCTACCTTAAAGCCTACGTCTAGTCCGTCTTTTAGTAGTGTAACGAACGACTTTGCATACTTCATGTCAGATACCGATTCAAAATATTTCTTTAACCAAACATTAACTTCTGTTTTAATTTCTTCTAAATTATTGTCTTTCCAAACTTTGTAACCAGCATGTTGATAACCTTTGTTACTGTATTCTGGTAGACCATCAAATACTTCTACAAAACCTTTTAAATACCTTTTAATCCCTCTAGCAGATCTTACAACAGCGTAATCTTCTGTTGACTTTTTTGCTGCAGATGCTTTTCCACCTTTGCTACTATTGTTTTGTTTTGAATGATACATGTCTATAGTTTTTTGTATTCGCCGCTGAAAGTAATTACCGTCATTGTCTAACTCAAAAAAATCATGTAATACTAACTGTACATCTTCTAATGAAGTTCCAAACTTTCTACTGTAATATTTTAATTCATTACAACGAATACTTTCTCCAGATCTATAGCATTCACAAATTAATCTAAAGTACGTATAAGTTTGTAGTGGTGTTAGATAAGATGAGTCTGCAAAGAAATCATTCATTACAAAGTTAAAGTAGTGCATACCTTTTTCTTTTTTATATTTCTCCATTCTGTCTGACACAATACTCTCCTATTATTTATTTTTAATTCTTAGTTCTTAGTTCTTAATTCGTTGAAGTGAATTTAGATTCACTGCTAGCACTGAAAATAACTTGCCTTTCATATACATATACGTTTTAGTGTAAGTAACTGAAATACAAGGGTAAAGTTTTTACACAATACCCTTTGTATTTAAATAGTCGCTGCACAAATTTTGCACAAATTGTGCACAAATTTATAGCAAACTTGCACAAAATTTATACAATATTGCCAAAAAAACACACACAAAAAACAGTCTAGTATATGGCATAATTACTCCTCATCGTATCTAATTGGTGGTAAAACTTTAGCGCTTGACATGTGCTTTTCAGCGGCATACTCAAAATTGTCACCATAAAAAATTACTGGTTCACCAACATACAATTTTTCATCATTGCTAAATTTTGCGTTATTCCATGATTCATCACCAGACATTTTCGACACACGCTGCTGCACGCTTTCATAAAAAGCATATATTAACTTAAGTGCTTCATTTTTTTCTTTTTCTGGGTGAACTGTTTTTTTAACTCTTTCAGCACAGTCTAATATTTTGTTCAGTGAAATGCTGGAGGGGGCCCCAGCAAGTCTCTTGTAAGTTGTATAGCTTTTGGCTGTAGTTACAAATCTTTCTAATATGTGATGCATAGTATTTCTCCTATTTATTACCTAAAATAACTTCGTCAATAAAAGCGCCAATGCATAACAAAAGTAAGAATGGCATCATGTAAATCAAAACAATAAGTAAATTATCTAACATTTTAATAGCTCCTAATGTGCTTGTTGTATGTCGTAAATTTCAAACATAACATTGTCGTCTTCTTCGTAAGCCATACCTGCTGAAACAATTCTAGCAGCATGATCTTTAGATGTAGCTTCAACGTTTAGTTCAACTTGTGTTTCGTATTCTGCTTCACCATCGTTGTTAATTGACAATTCTTTACATAACACTAAGTATTTATTAAACATTATATTTCTCCTTAAGTAATTCGTAATTGTATAAGTCTATTATAGTATCATAATTGCAGTTGTGTTTACTAATTAAAGTTTGTACTCTTGCAATAAAACTTATGTTTGTTGGTACGTTGTATTTTACAAACAATTGATCTAACATTACCGTTTCCTCAAATTGTCTTCAAAAACCCAACACTTTTGCTTACACCAAGTTCCAATGTGTCCAACATCGTTGTAGTAAAGCCATAACAAAGTATATTGCTCTTCATCATCTTCGTTAAAGCTTCTTTCATAGTGCTTTTCTCTGTACACCTGTTGACCTGCTTGCAGTATTGATAGTTTTTGTTCAAAACCCCATTTGTTCATTCTTGCGTGCTGTGTAGCTTTCATTATATATCTCCTTGTTGTTTTTATGTTGGTTGTTTATTTATCCAACAGAACCATTATCTCGTGTAATTATAAAAAAGTACAGTGTTTTATTAATTTATTTTAATGCAGCTGAAGCAGCTGTTAACACTATAGTAAAAATAATGTAATAAATGCTGTACATATTTAATAATATATAGTATTATTTACCTAATGAATAAATAAATATTCATAAACACAAAGGAGATTTAAAATGGACACAAACAGAATACACGGAATTTATATCACAGAAGATCAGGCATACGATTTAGCTTGCCGTGAAGAGTTTTTAAAAGCAACACCATACAACTTAGCTATTATGCAAATGCGTGAACATTGGAGCTCAGTTAGACAAGAAGAGCTTTATACCCCTACAATTGAGTTTAAAGTTCCTAGTTTAAAAACTGGTAGAAACAAAAAATTCTGGACAGACAGTGAAATTGTTTGGACAAAGGGATTAAATGGTTGGTGTACTGTGAAATCGCACATTAATTCACAGCATAATAACGCTGAATATGATGTACGTTCAGCATTAATTAAATTGGGAGTGGCGTAAGCCACCCCTACAAAGGAGATACACATGGAAAAGCAATACGGAGATTATCACGGAGATGAAGATGAAATTGAATCAGACAAACAAGAGAAAGAAGATAATGATCCAAGGCATGAGCCAGGTCATGATTATTAAAATTTAGTGTAAAAAAAAGCCTCACAAGGAGGCTTTTTCTTTCCAAATAATCTGCAACCAATAGTTTATCTTGTCAACTCGATCTTTATTTTTTAGTTGACTGACAAACTGTCGCCTGCTATCTGTTGGTTTTTTACTTAAATTCAGCGCTTCACAATAAAGCATATATTCCTTGCTCCATGTATCAGTTTCAGTGCCGTCTGGTAAAACTATTTCCTTTGCGTTATGCCATTTGTAATGTGTACTCATATTGTTACTACCGTACCCTTTCTTTTTAAGTCTTTAATTGAGTTAGTAGACTTAGAATGAGCATAACAGTTATTACACTTGTACCTTTGGTAACTTGTAGTTCTGTTTCTTTGTATACCATTTTTCATTAAATCATGACTGCCGCAACTTGGACAAACATCGTTATGAGAATGATTGTTATAATTGAATGGTGTAACAATCCAACCTTTTAATTTTTCGTATAATTTTTCAGTTAACACAACATCTTGCTTATTATATTTTTTCATAAGTTTCCATGCGGTGCTATCATCTTCTAAGCATTTTTGCCAAAGCTCAAAGCCTTGATGACTAGTTTTTTTTCCTAAACCAAGCTCTTGTGAAACATGATCTAATTTATTCGATAAAAATCTAAACTTATTTTTAACGGTTTTTAATAGATCAATATTTTTATATGGACTTGGTGGAGGTAAACCCTCAAGTATAAACTCTTTATGAAGTATTTTCATATCAAAGTTTTGGCTGTTATAACCAACAACAGCGTCTGCCTCATCAAGTAAAGCCCAAGCTTTTTTTACCATAGCTTTATGCGTGTGCTCTTGGTTTGAGTGAAATATAATATTTTTCGTGCCATGCCATTTTGCAGCAAAGCATATTAATTTAGACGTATCAATTAACTGTGATAATGATATATTTACATCAAATAATTTCCACATGTAACCGGACGCTGGTGCTGTCTCAATATCGAGTACCAGAATTTTTGGTTTCATTTTATTTCCCGTTTGTTAAAAAAGCATTACATATACTTATATGTAAAGATTTAAGTGTATGATTTTACTCCACTTTTATCTATTACAAACGTTTGTCTACGCGGCGCTTCGTTTGTTGCTGGAAAAGAAATATGTATCCAAGAATTAAATTCCATAATTAATTGCTCGTATTCTATACTTGACTCTGAAATGGCATGCATAACATCATTGATTGTGCCATAACTAGGGCAAGAAAAATCGGCAGCAAGTCCCATTACGTGGCGTGAAGTATCTTTTGATCTAAGTGCACGGTTTAGTTCTAAGCTACGAAAACCACTAGATATACGAATAGCATGTCCATCAAGTTTAGTGCGGACAAGTTCTAATCCTTCAGCAAGTATTTGTAAATTTCTTAAAGCCTCTTCATGTGGCGTGTTATCTATACCAAGCCTTGCAGCTGTGTCGCTATGTGTTAGCTCTTCTAATGTAAAGTGTGGTGTAAGTCTTGTCATTTAGTTAATCCATTTTTCTTTTCGTATGAACGTAATCCGCCTAATCCAAGCATACCCATTAAGACTGGCAACATAGTAGAGGTGTCAGCCTGTGGTACTATTATACCTAACGGATGAAGTAAAGGCGATACCAAAAAATTTATAGTAAATCCTGCTACACATACCCATCCAACGGCTGGTCGCCAACCCGATTGAAACCATCTGCCTTTAGCGTCCTCTTGGTTGACAGCTATCTGTGCTAAGGCTATCTCATGGGCTTGTTTCTCTGCTAGTGTAGATATCTCAAAGGCTAGTTTTTGTTTAGTGTCGGCATCAGGTATAAACTTATCTAGTATTGCTGCGACTGGTGCTATAAGGGCTGATAACATTAGTAAATCC